CCGCCACCCCCGACATACAACAATTAGGCGCGCCCGCGCACACGCACGCGCATGTACGCGCGTAACGCAAAACTCTCGTTTTGGTTGACATGTGTATTAAATATATTTTCGTATCTAAAAAAGAAAGCATTGACCATACTGATTGTGTAACAAAATGTAAAAGTTCTTGACTTTTACCTACCAAAATGTTAAAATAGAAGCTTCCCCACTTTACTTTTTGTCAAGGAATTTAAATGCAATCTCATACCAAATATAGTAAAAACCAAATTGAACTTTGGTTAAAAGAAGGAAAAACTTTAAAAGAAATTGGGTTTTTTTATGGTGTCAGTAAGCAGCGATTATACCAAGTAATTGAATTTTTTAATATTGAAACACCCGAAAGAAAACGAAAAAATCAAAAACGTACTTGGGACAATAAATGCAAATGGGTATGGAAAATGCTTACACATAAATTTCCATTAATGCCAAAACATGAAAAATTAGAATTATTAGAAAAGTTAAAAGCTCCTGATTGTTGTCCTGTATTAGGAATACCCTTAAATTATAATTTAAAAGGAAATAGAACAGACGAAGGTAGTCCTTCAATTGATAAAATAATTCCTCAAAAAGAGTACACAAAAGAAAATATCATTATAATTTCTTGGAAAGCCAACCGTATTAAAAACAACGGTACACCAGAAGATCACTATAAAATTTGGAATTTTTATAAAAATTTGAAAGAAAACACTTAGCATGTTATAATTAATTGTGGTATAATTATAGCCTTGTTACAAAAAACATCTTGACAAATGCCTCTCAAACCTGGTAAGCGGGATTATACCGATAAACAAAAACTCGATGCTGTCACCACTTTTCTGATGACAGGCAACGCCACGCTTACTGCTGCCACCCTTGGAATTTCAGAACGCACCATTTTTCTTTGGAAAAAGACGGAATGGTGGAATGAACTTGTAAACGAAGTAAAGAAAAGCGACAGGCTTGTAATTTCCGCGAAGCTACGGAAAGTGCTCGATAAGTCCTGGCATCTGGTAGAAGATAGGCTTGAAAACGGAGATTGGTTCTTCAATCAAAAAACAGGTGAGCTTCAACGAAAACCTGTTTCCCTGAGAGATGCTTCCGTAGTGGCGTTCCAAGCCGCAACTCTCCATGATAAGCTTGATCGTCAAGATCATTTCGTAGTAGCTACCGAGCAAATTGAAGACAAACTAACCAAACTTGCCCAGGCTTTCACAGACTTGGCAAATGGCAAGAAACTTACAACTGAAGACGTAATTGACGTTACTTTCCGTGACGTAGAGGAAACAGATATAATTAAGGAGATTGAAAATGACATTCCAGGGAACTCCCTACACGGAGATGCCGGAAGAGTTGAAAAAGAAGAAACACTGCCCAGTGTGTCAAACTAATTTTACTGCTCGTTCCGGAATACATAAATTTTGCAGTAGTTCTTGTAAAGATAAACATAAGTATCTTTCTGGAGCAGAAACTACAGAAACACAATATAAAAAAATTTCAGGTAATTGGTCTAATTATTTTAATAGACTTATTCAAAAAGGACGTAGAGGAATTTTAACAAAACAAGACCTTCTTAAAAAATTAGAAGAACAAAAAGGTCTTTGTGCTTTATCTGGAATTCCTCTAACTTGTTTTTTAGAACAAGGAAAAAAATTCAAAACAAACGCTTCTATTGATCGTTTAAATGCTGGAGGCAGTTATTCTCCAGAAAATATTCAACTAGTATGTGCCGCTTTAAATGGTTTCCGTACTGACACTTCTCTAGAAGAATTTATTACTTTCTGCTGCAAAGTAGCAGACTACCAACGAAAGGAGGGAAAGTTCGTATGCCTTATATGAGAAATGGTCGTAGGGACTATAAAACTCGAATACCTTTTGTACCACAGCAGGCCGGAACAGAGGCACAATCGCAGTGAGCGAACAATTGCCCGAAATGAAGCAAATGCTTCTGGAAGAACACGAAAAGGTGATGGCAAAGACCTTGACCACATCACTCCTTTATCAAAGGGTGGATCTAACAGCCGCTCAAATACAAGAGTGGTATCCGCGAGTACAAACCGTAGTTTTTCCAGAAACCCAGATGGCAGTCTTAAATCTCAAAGGAGTAAACGAGAATCATGACAATTCCAATTGAACTCATTCAGCTACTTGGTGTAGCAGTTGTCCTTGCCCTGGCTTTTGTAGCCGGTGTGTCCTGGGGACGTAAAAATCCTGATAAAGTAGAAAAACTCAACCTAGAAATTAAAGAGCTTAAGAAAAAACTAAATCTATGACCAAACTCACCGCTGAGGTATTACAGGGGTTTGTATCCAGCGTATTGGCCAGTAAGTTTGACAATGCGGTAAAAACCCCTGATTTCCACAAGGAAATGTGGAAACTTTTTACCAGCAACAACAAGTATGTCGCTGTTGCAGCCCCTCGTGGACACGCGAAAACCACAGGCGGAACAGTGTGCTATGGACTAGCCTCATTATTATTCCGTGAACGTAAGTTCATGCTTATTGTGTCTGACACCGAAAGTCAGGCCTCAATGTTCTTAGGTTATTTTAAAGAACAACTTCAAGAAAATGATGCTCTAGTAGAGCTTTTTGGCATCAAGCGGGATGAGAAGGGGCTAGTCCGCTTTATCAAAGAAACTGAAACTGACATTGTTGTTCAGTTTGAAGATGGTCATAAGTTCCGTGTTATGGCCAAAGGTGCTGAGCAAAAGCTTCGTGGTCTTATTTGGAACGGAAGTCGTCCTGACATTATCATCTGTGACGATATGGAAAACGATGAACTTGTAATGAACAAGGAACGTCGTGAGAAAATGCGGAGATGGTTTTACTCAGCCCTTCTCCCTTGCCTGTCTTCGACAGGAATCATTCGTGTAGTGGGTACAATTCTTCACATGGACAGCTTGCTAGAGCGTCTAATGCCCAAACCGTATGATAAATGGAGTCATCAGGAAGACCTACGTCTGTGGAGTGAAACCCGTCGTAGTGGATGGATGAGTGTTAAATACAGAGCCCACAATAATGACTTTACCCAAGTCTTATGGCCTGAAAAACACAGCGAACAAACCCTTCGCCAAATCCGCCAAAACTACATTGACATGGGTATGCCTGATGTTTATTCTCAGGAATACCTGAACATTCCTCTAGATGAGAGTGTTGCTTATTTCAAACGTGGTGATTTTGAAGAAATTGACGAAAAAGACAGAGAAAAGCGTCTTCAATACTACATCACTGTTGATCTTGCCATTGCAGAACATGAAAAAGCAGATTATTCTGTATTCTTAGTGGCAGGAGTGGATGAAAACAAGCACATTCACATTAAACACATCATTCGTGATCGAATGGATGCACGGGAAATTGTAGATACTCTCATTGCCTTACAAAGAAGTTTCAATCCTTTGGCAATTGGTATTGAGGACATGCAAGTGTCCAAATCAATTGGTCCCTTCTTATATGAAGAAATGTTCTCTACCGGAGTGTTTATCAACGTAATTAAACTTAAACACGGTGGAAAAGACAAAATTGCTCGCTCTCGTTCCATCCAAGCACGAGTTAGAGCTAAAAGTGTAAAATTCGATAAAAAAGCTGCTTGGTATCAAAACTTTGAAGATGAATTGACGCGCTTTCCGCGAGATGTTCATGATGACCAAGTAGATGCTTTTGCTTATTTGGGCATGATGTTAAACCAACTGACAGAAGCTCACACACAAGCAGAGGTAGACGAAGAAGAATATGAAGAAGAACTCAACAACTCAGGACTCACTCTAAATGGACGAAGCTCAATCACCGGATATTGACGAGAAGCAAGTCAAACACAATGAGAATTTAGCAGAGAGTCTGGATGAAGACACTCTTACTACTATTGGTGCATGGTGTAAACAAGGATTTGAAAGTGATTTAGACAGTCGTTCTGATTGGGACAAATGTCTTGATGAATATATTGCTCTTGCTAAACAAGCTCGTGAAGAAAAAAGCTTTCCTTGGCGCAATGCTTCTAACGTAAAATACCCTCTTCTCACTACGGCAGCAATGCAGTTTGCTGCTCGTGCCTATCCTAGTTTAGTTCCTTCCAATGGCAAAATTGTTAAAAGTATTGTCATTGGTAAAGACCCAACTGGAGAAAAGCTGGAAAAAGCAGAACGTGTTTCTGATTATATGTCCTACCAAATCATGTATGAAATGGATGGATGGGAAGAGGACATGGACAAAATGCTTATGCAACTTCCAGTTGTTGGCACCATGTTCAAGAAAACTTGGTACAATCCAAACAAAGATTGCATTTGCTCTAAAGTAATTCTTCCTAAGAATTTAGTTGTAGATTATTGGGCACGTTCTCTTGATACCGTTGAGCGGGTGTCAGAAGTGCTGTGGCTTAGCCCACGAGTGTTAAAAGAATATCAAAACAAAGGTATTTATCTTGACATTGATTTAGGTCAGCCTTCTGTACCAGAAAATGCTGATGCCAAGAGTTCTGTCATTGATGGCACTGTGCCTTATGAGTTCATTGAACAGCACACTTTTTATGACATTGACGAAGACGGGTATCCAGAACCATACATCATTACCTTTGAACGTCGTAGTGGTAAGGTAGTTTGCATCCAACGTCGTTATTCTATTGATGACGTAAAACTTGATGGGGACACAATTGTTAAAATCGAACCTACGCAAATGTATACGAAGTTCGGATTTGTTCCAAACCCCGACGGTTCTTTTTATGATATTGGTTTTGGGGTTTTGCTTGGGCCTCTTAACGAATCTGTTAACACTGTTATTAACCAGCTTATTGACTCTGGTACGCTTGCCAACATGCAAGGTGGTTTCATTGGCAAAGGACTTAAACTCAAAGCTGGCGACACTACATTCAAGCCGGGAGAATGGAAACAAGTAAACTCAACAGGCGATGACCTGAAAAAACAGCTTGTACAACTTCCAGCTAAAGACCCTTCAACTGTCCTCTTCCAACTCATGGGAAGTCTAATCACTTCCGGAAAAGAACTTGCTAGCGTGGCGGAAATCTTTGTTGGAAAGATGCCCGGTCAAAACACGCCAGCTACAACTACAATGGCTTCTATTGAGCAGGGAATGAAAGTATTCACTGCTGTCTACAAACGTATTTATCGTGCCCTTGGTTTAGAATTTAAGAAAATTTATAAGCTAAATGGCACCTACCTTGATCCACATAAACAAGTTGCCGTATTAGATACGGAAGTAGGTCCAGAAGATTTTAGTTCCGACGAATACGATATTTGTCCAGGTGCTGATCCCACTGCTGTAAGTCAAACAGAAAAGCTTCTAAAAGCACAAGGTCTTCTAGAACTCCTACCATTAGTTCCCGGAATGCTTGATCCTATTGAAGTATATTCTCGGGTTCTTGAAGCACAGGAACAGCCCAATTGGCAAAAACTGTTTAGTCAACAAGTACAACAATCTGGCCAACTTCCACCTCCTCCACCTGATCCTAAACTTATGGCTATTCAAGCCAAAGTTGAAGCAGACCAGCAAAAAACTGCTATGGACCTTCAGGCTAAACAACAGGAGATGGAACTCAATAGCCGAGATAAACAGCTTCAGATGATGATGAAGCAGCAAGAACATGCGCAGAAGATGCAGCAGCAGCAAGAAACCACAATGGTAAAAGCTGCCTCCGAAATTGCTATGTCTAATGTGTATGCCGCCACTGAGCGTCAAAAGGGACAACAAGCCCTAGTTCAAAATGAACAAAGTCATGCTCAGAAGATGGACCAAGAGAAGGAGAAACTCAAATTACAGAAACAGAAATCCATGAGTGGAAACAGCACCCCATCACGCGCAAAGCCCGCGAAGAAATCGTAAAGCGCAAGAATGAGGTTGTTGAAGACTTAGCTACAACTGACCTAAGTCAAATTAGATATAAGCAAGGATATATTCAAGCTTATAATGACATTTTAGAAGTTTTCTCAGAAGGAGAAGTATGATTAAAGTAACAGGTTGTCGTGTTTTAGTAGACCCTCTTTCAATAGAAGAAGTCGATGAAACTGTCAAACGTGCTAAAGCTCTAGGCTTTGAATTCCTCGATAAAGACGAGCGTAAAGCTAAAGTAGCAATGGAACGTGGAATTATCTTACAACTAGGTCCTAAAGTAAATGCTGATTACACCGAAGGTGCAGAAGTTGGCGATACAATTGGATTCACCAAATATGGTGGTAAGTTTGTAAAAGATGGTGAAAAAGAACTCCTCGTAATTAATGATGAGGATGTAATCTGTGTTTTTAAGGACGCATAATGACTGAAGAAATTAAACCTGCAATTGTTGAAGAACAAGTACAAGAACCTGCTCCTGAGCTAAGTCCTCTTGAGCAACAAGCTCTTTCTATGGGATGGAAACCCCGAGAAGAGTTTGATGGATCAGATGATGAGTTTATTGATGCAAAAGAATTTGTACGACGTAAACCTCTTTTTGATCGTCTAGAACAGCAAAGTAAACAACTTAAGGTTGTTAATAAAACTCTAGAACAATTAAAAAGCCACTATAGCAAGATGCGTGAGATTGAATTCAATCGTGCCCTTGCTGAACTAAAAATGGCTCGTAAACAAGCACTCACAGATAGTGATGGTGATCGTTTTGAGGCTATTGATGATCGCATTAAAGAAGTAGAGAAAGAGGCAGAAGAAGTAATGGCAGAGGTCAATGCACCTGTTGCCCATGAAGCCCCTAATCCAGCAGAATTCCAAAATTGGCAAGCTAAAAACTCATGGTATCAAAAAGATGAAGCCATGACTGCTTTTGCTGATCGTGTTGGTCTTCGTATGAAGACTGCCGTTGATGCTGGTGAACTCTCTCCTTTACAAGTTCTACAGAAAGTGGAACAAGCAGTTCGAGCCGAGTTTCCCCATAAGTTTACAAATCCCAACAAGAGCAATGCTCCTAATGTGGGTGAAGGAAAACAAACCTCTAGTCGTAAAGCCAACGAGCTTCAGCTAGATGAGACAGAGCAGAAAATTATGAATAATTTTGTGCGTCAAGGAATCATGACAAAAGAGCAATATCTAGCGGACCTCCGCAAAGCAAAAGGAGTTGCATAATGGAAAAAGAACTAAAAGTATCCCGCTCAAGTGAGCGCCCACGCCGTACACCTGTTGGTCAAAGGAACAAAATCAGTGTGCGTGATCGTGATCCAAACTATCACTACCGTCTGGTGAGTGTTAACCTAGAAGCTGATCCTGACCGTTTAGAAGATTTTAAAGCGGCTGGATATGAAATTGTACCTGCTGACAAGGCAGGACCAATTGGCGACAAACAGGTTGACAAGCCTTCGGCAGTGGGTTCTGCTGGTTTAATTTCTGTTGGGCAAGGTACTAAACAAGTTCTTATGCGTATTCCTAAAGACTACTATATTGAGGACCAAGCTGCTAAACAGGCTCAAATTGACGCCACAGAACAACAAAGTCAAAAATCTGGCGCCGATTATGGTAAGGTTGAAGTCTCGGTAACACGAGGCTAATCAAAAATAATTGGCGTAAATCTTATTAATTGAAAGGAATGGTTTATGCCAAACACTTCTCGTATTAGTGGATTTAAGGTTGTTGGCAACCTAGTGGGTGGAGCGGCTACTGGCCAAGACCATCTGTACTACGTTGCTTCAGCAGCCGATGAAATCCTCGTTGGTGATGTTGTCAAACTAGGCAGCACTTCATTAAACGGTGTTCCTACTGCTGACCTGTGCGGTGCTACTGATGTGCCCATTGGTATTGTGGTAGGTATTGTTAACGCAAAACAAGACCCTGATGGTAAAATGACCACTGGTTCTCTTGCTCTTGATCTCCCTGCCGTAGCTCAAATTGCTGCTGGCGCGGCCGGTTATATTCTCGTTAATGACGATCCCAATATCCTTATGGAAGTAGAAGCTTCTAACGGTACTCCTGTTGCTACTGACGTTGGTCTCAATGCCAGCCATGCAAACGGAACCCGTGATGCAACTACCCGTACTTCTCCTGCTTATCTGGACTTCGGTACAGAAGCGACAACCGCTACCCTGAACTTCCAAATTCTAGGTCTGGCTCGTCGTGCAGATAACGAACTTGGTGCCTCTGCTAAACTAATTGTGCGTTTTAACGTGCATCAGTACAAGTCAGTCGGCAACACTGGTATCTAATTAAAGGAGACATAGTATGGCTGTTATTACTACTTCAAGTTTTGCCAAGGCCCTATGGCCTGGCGTTAACAAATGGTATGGTGATGCTTACAATGAGTTTTCTCCTCAATGGGACAAACTCTTTGAAAAGCATACTTCTCGTCGTGCATGGGAAGAAGACGTTGGTGTAAGTATGTTTGGTCTGCCCTCAGTTAAGGCTGAAGGTGCTCCAATCTCTTATGACTCAAGTCGTCAAGGGTTCACTTCACGTTACAACCATGTGGTGTATGCCCTTGGTTTTATCGTGACTCGTGAGGCTGTGGATGATGATCTGTATGATGTTGTTGGTAAGCAAAAGGCTAAGTCCCTTGCTTTCTCTATGCGTCAAAACAAGGAAATCATTGCTGCTAACATTTACAACCGTGCATTCAACACTTCCTACACAGGTGGTGATGGTGCTACTCTAATTGCTTCAGCCGGTGGTGGTGGTTCTTCAAGCCATCCTAACGTTGCTGGTGGCACTTGGACAAACGGTGTAGCTGTTGCAACTGACCTCAGTGAAGCCGCTCTTGAGCAAGCTGTCATTGACATTCGTGGTTTTACCAATGACCGTGGTCTGAAGGTACAAGCTAAGCCCACCAAACTGATTATCCCCAAGGAACTCATGTTTGAAGCTACTCGTATCCTGAAAACTGATGGTCAAGTGTATTCAGCGGACAACACCCTGAATGCTATCAAGACTATGGGTGTCATTCCTGAGATTGTAGTTAACGACTACCTCACTGACACTGATGCTTGGTTCATCAAGACCAACGTTCAAGATGGTCTGAAGTATTTCGAGCGCGATGCCGATTCATTTGGCATGGACGAAGACTTCGACACCGAGAATGCAAAATACAAGGCACGTAGCCGCTTCAGCTTTGGCTGGACTGACCCCCGTGCTCTTTATGGTTCACCGGGCGGCTAATAGTCCAGGTATTTAGAGATTTGTAAAATCTCCAAGCGGGTGAAAAGCCCGCTCCTTCGGGAGTTTTATCTACATTAACTGGCCCGACAGACGATATACCGATAATGTAGAGTGTCGTATATGACTAAAGGAATTTATTATGGCTCGTACAACTTTTGACGGTCCTATCCGTATCCGCCGTGGTGCTGCTGTTACTCAAGCAACTAGCCGCTCTACTGGCGTAACCATCAATGCCCCTGCCGGGCAAATTACAATGAACGCTGCTTCCCTTGCCGCTGGAGCAGAAGCTAAATTCACTGTTACCAATTCTTATGTTACTGCTACTTCTGTTCCAGTAATTGCACTTGCCAGTGGACAAACTGCTGACACCTCTATTGTCGCTGTCACTGCCGTAGCTGCTGGTTCTTTCCAAATTACTGTAACCAACCTTAACGCTGCTACCGCTGATACTGGTGCTGGCGTTATTAACTTTATTATCTTTAACGGCTCTAACGCTGACGCAGGTTAATTAAATGGCAGCCTATCGTAGTACAGACTCCACAGCACCAGCCCACGGGGCAGTAGCTGTTACTCCAAGTGATGCAACATCTTTTCCAGTAACTCGTGCGTTATATGTAGGTACTGCTGGTAACCTTACAGTTCGTATGGCCGATGGGCAAGATAACGTTTTGTTTTCAAACGTACCTGTTGGTATTATCGCCCTTCAAGTAGATAAAGTGTATGCTACTGGAACTGGCGCGGCTGGAATTGTAGCTCTTTATTAAAGGAATAACAAATGGCAACTTATCAAAAAGCTCAGGATTATGCCGAGCAAGTAAACAAGGGAGTCCATATTTGGGGTTCCCATACATTTAAAGCAGCTTTTAGCAATACTGCACCTAACCTAGCCACAATGGCTGCTCTGGCTGATATTACTCAAATTTCAACTGGTGGTGGTTATACTGGTGGCGCTGGTGGTGGTCTTACTCTGGATACTGTTACTCTAACAGAAACTTCTGGTACAGCTAAAGTAACCATTGCGGACGAAGTATTTACTGCTTCAGGTTCTGTAGGTCCATTCCGTTATATTTGGATTTATAACGATTCTGCGACTAGCCCCGCTGATGCTCTTGTAGCTGTATATGATTATGGTTCAAGTATCACTATGGCTAACGGTGAAACGTTTACCATTGACTTTGATGGTACTAACGGTCTTTGGACATTTGTTTAATTGGAGAATAAAATGGAATTTACTGAACAAAATCTAAAAGCTCGTTACGATGAACTGTGCGCCAAGCGGGATGCGGTTTATGCTGCGCAAAAACCACTAGAAGAGGCTCTAGCTGTCGCCAATGCGGAAGCAGAGGCTGCTCGGGTAAAGGCAGCCGCTATTGCTGCTGAGATTGACAAACAATGGGCGGAAGCTAATTGGCTTGCTCTAAAGAAAGAAATTGCTCTTATTGCTAAAACACTGTCCCGTCCTAATGGCCCATTAGCCTCCTAAGAGGTTTTTTGTGGCTAATTACCGACTTCGGATTGGTCACGCTAATAGCTATCCTCTTGCGGCGCAGGCGGGTAGCTATTTGCTGTCCGGACAAAATGCAACATTAACTTATAGTCCAGCCCCATCAAGTGATCCTTTTGCTTGGTATCCCGCGCTAGATAAGTCTACAATTCCTTTCCATGTGGGCTCTGGCGAATGGGGTCCGCAGTCTACAATTGATGAGCCAGTAGCGCCAACAATTACTACAAACGTTACTGCTGCAAATAATGCAGAACTTGCGTCCCATATTTATACTCCTGGGCGTAGAATTACTTTAACAGGAAATATTACTGCTTCTGCATGGAACGCAGCAAATATTTCAGATATTGAGGTTATTGTTCCACCTGGAATTACGTGGCATGAGCCGAGTTTGGGCGGTGGTGGATCAAATAGAACTGTTACACGGATGGTTATTCGTGGTTCTACTTTAGGTACATATTCTGGTGGACAAATTACTAAACTAGATGTTGTAGGAACAGGGTCTGATTTAGTTATTGATGGCGTTGCTATTACTAGCACTTATCTTTATCCTGCTGTAAATTTTGGCCCCGCTGCTGGATTTAGTCGCGGAGCCGTTACAAATTGCCGTGTAATTTCTGGTGGAATTGGTGTTGTAGGCACTTGTTCTGATTTTGTTGTAGCAGGATGTTCCATTCTCACTGGCATGGATACTGCCGCCCAAACGGACCAAGACCATGAAGAAGCTTATGGTATTCGATTCTATAATGAAGTTTTAGGCAATGCCATTGTTTATGCTTGTGATATTCGTTCTAATCCATCACGAGTTCAATCTTCTCACGCCAGAGTTCGTTGTCATCCAAGAACAGGACTGGATTATGTTTGGGTATCCTCTAACCGTTTAGTAGAACGTGTAGAAAATTGGATGTTTATGTGTGACGCCGATGCCGGCGGTGGAAATGATGATGCTCGTGCTGTATGGCTTACTAATTTAGAATGTATTTCTGCAGGAACAGGATCAACGGGTGGTGCTGGCGTGCCAAAAATGTTAGTACAACAAAGCCCTTTAGGTACTGGATCACGAGATACAGATTATTTTTATGTGCAAAGTTGTACATTTAAAAGTAATGCTTTCACAAGTAATTCTAGTATTACTGGACAAGGTGGTGTAAACGGATCGTCGGGTATTTCTGGTAATACCTACACGACGCTTCCAGGCTCTGATCCGTCATGGGGCACCGCACTTGTTAATGGAGTTATTCCCGGTGCTGGCGACCCATCTAGTATTTCTTGGAGTACCCTCTAATGGCTACCTTCGCGCAAAACCCCGTAGTCCTGGCTCCTAGCAATTTCGGAACAAACCACGACTACTCGATCTCGTGTTCGGCGGGCAACACTCTTGTTATCATGACGCCAGACTATGGCGACATTACAGGAGTAACGTTACTGGGCGCCTCTGGGTCGCTGACGGCTGACTTCAACACTAGCTCTCTGAGGTCCTACAGCTACAAAAATCTTCCTAGTGGGGTTACCGGGGTCCGTGTTACAACCACCAGCAGCCACACGGACGAAATCGTGGTGGTGTTTGAGGGCACGGGACAACTTGACTTTGATGTTGGCGCCGTGATGCCGGGTGACTTTACTGATGTGGTGTCGGTCACCGTCACAACGACTGCCGCCGATGATCTATTTGTAGCTCGGTGGGTTGCTGGCGCCGATACTTTCACGCCGGATTCTGGTTATGCGGCATCAACGGTTGTTTCTGCGTTTGTGGCCGAATACAACAGCAGCGCTTTAGGTGCGGCTGGTAGCGAGACGATTAGCGGTACATTTTCGGCGTCTGACAGTCGCAGCGGGTACGCGGTGGCCTATAAAGCAGCGGCTGGAAGTGGCTACACATTAACTGCTTCTGCAGGATCATATGCCCTAACAGGTAATGCAGCGAATACATTATATGCTCGTATTATGACGGCTAGTGCGGGTAGTTATGCTTTAACTGGAGTAGATGCTCTTTTAGTAAAGAGTGGTAGCTATTCTTTTAATGCAGAACCAGGAAGCTACACATTAGTAGGTTCCAACGCTCTAGTAGATTTATCTATGAATGCGGAAGTAGGTAGTTATGCTCTTACTGGACGCGATGCTACACTAACGTATAGTCCTTTAAATAACAGAACTCTAACAGCAGATTTTGGTTCTTATGCTTTAACTGGCCAAGCAGCAAACACATTGTTTAATCGTGCTTTAGTTGCTTCTCCAGGAGCATATACACTTACAGGACGACAAGCAGGTTTAATTTGGAGTGGTGCTCCTACAGCAACAGGATATGCTAGCCAAAAACTAACATTTTCAACTTTAACTATTAGTTTATAACATGGACGAACAAACACTACTTTGGATTGTAAACGGCCTTTTAATTGTGTCTTCTACAGTTATTGGTTGGTTTGCTAGACAACTTTGGGATGCTGTGAAGGAACTACAAAAAGATTTAGGGGCACTTGAAGTAAAATTGGCTAAAGAATATGTGCCTTATGATCGTTTAAAAGATGCCTTAGAACCTATTATGGTGGCTCTATCTGAAATTAAAGATACTCTTAAAACTAAGGCGGATAAGTAATGCGTAGAGGATGGCGAGCTATTTGTGATCGCTGTGGTTTTGAGTATGCTTCTTATGAACTCAAAAAAGAATGGCAAGGATTAATGACATGCTCAGTATGTTGGGAGCCTCGTCATCCACAAGACTTTGTACGTGCTGTACGTGATGAGCAAGCTGTTCCTTGGAGTCGTCCAGAAGCTCCTGATACTTTTATTGATGTTTGTTATTTAGAAGGACTTTCTTGTTATGCTGGTTTGGCTGTTGCTGGCTGTGCCATTGCAGGAAATCAACAACAAACACCTACCTTTTTACTTAGTCTTTTAGATGGACCACCATAATGACAACTTCTAATACAACCATTTTTGAACTAAGTCGAGATAGCATTATTGCTGCTGCTATGCGCAAATGCGGTGTTCTTGCTAAAGGTGCTTCTCCAGATACTGAGGACCTCACCAATGGAATGCAAGCACTGAACGCTCTTGTATCTTTATTCCAAACTGAGGGAATGCCTCTTTGGAAACGTACACAATATTCATTAGCTTTAGTAGATGGTACTAACACCTATACGATTGGTGTAGGTCAAACAACCAACACTGCTTTTCCTCTTAAAATTCATTCTGCTGTAATTCGTGATACAAGTGGTAGTGCTCAAGAAGTAATTCAACTTGATCGAGAAGCTTTTAATCTTCTTAACACTTCTTCAGAAGGTAAGCCAGTTCAGTTTACTTACCAACCATTTGTAAACTATGGTGTAGTAAAAGTATGGCCAACGCCAGATACTTCCTACACAATGGAACTCACTTACACTAAACCTGTAGATGGTTATACATCTGCTAGTGAAACACCGGATTTTCCTCAAGAATGGCAGAATGCTCTTATCTATGGTTTAGCTGCTCTACTTGCTCCTGAATATGGTGTGCCTCTTAATGACCGCAGTGTTTTAGAAAAACAAGCGCAAAAATACTTAGATATGGCAAAAGACTTTAACTACGAAAACACTTCTGTATTCATGCAACCTAATCGAGATATGTAATGGCTTTTTCTCGTACTCCTGAACAATCAACCTATCAGACGAAACAAATTCGTCTGGTAAAAGAGTTTAATAGTCGAGGAACAAATGCTAACAAAGATGAGGATTACGTAAACTTTTATCCTGAACAAATTAAAAACCGCAACACAAAAGAGAATGAGCTTTATTTAGTAAAGCGTGATGGAAGCACTGAATTTATTGCTTCTGTAGCAAGTTCCAGTGTTCGCGGTTTATTTTTTTGGGAAAAAGAGAATCGTCTATTTGTAGCTGTTTCAGATGATATTTATATCTACAGTGCTGTAGATGGAACACTTTCGGCTACACTTTCTGCTGCGTTCTCTACTACAACAGGTCATGTAGGGTTTTGTGAGTTTTTGTATGACGATGGTTCAGTTCGGGTAGTTGCTACAGATGGAACTACTTTACAAACAATTGATTCTGGATTTACTCGGGTAGCTAATGCGGATGTAGATTTACCATCACATTTACCATATCCTGTATTTTTAGATGGTTATTTATTTCTTTTAGCTTCTGGAACAGCAGATTTATATAATA